TTAACTATAGATTTTAAGGAATCTGTTTTAGGATGTAAAAAAGAAGCAAAATATTCTCGCAAAACTAAATGTCCTAATTGTTCAGGTGAAGGAACAGTTAATTTACATAATGGATGTGCTAAATGTGGGGGCAAAGGTAGAATTGTTAATTCACAAGGCGGTATGATTTTTGTTAGCACGTGTTCGCAGTGTGCCGGCAAAGCTAATACAGAAACTTGTAAGTCTTGTAATGGTGGATGTACCGTAAGTGCAGAGGTATCTATTCAGATCTCTGTACCAGCAGGTGTATCTAATGGTGCTACATTGCGTCTTCAAAATATGGGAAATTATGTTGATACGGTTATGAATTTAATGGATCGATATACCGATGTATTTTGTCATATTGCAGTTAAGCCAGAAGTAGGGCTAAGTATTGATGGAGGAAGCGTTATTTTCAATTTACCTATTTCATTATTAGATGCTATTCGTGGGTGTCAACAAAATGTTAATACAATTTATGGTAATAAGAAAATACAAGTTCCAGCAAAGTCTAGAAATCGTGATGAAGTGATTATACCTCGTTGTGGTATTGGTGGAACAGGAAGTCAAAAAGTAATTTTAGATGTTCAATATCCATCAAATATGAATAAATTAATTGATGTATTATCCGAAGAAGGGGTGTCAGATGGCAGTATCTCTAATTTGCAATAATACTTATATAGATGACAAGAAGAAAAAAAGAGTTTGTGGCCAGATCGAGCCATATATGGATCCTAAAACTGAAAAGATTTATTGTCCCCTGTGTAATAATGAAATACTTAATGTTACACATTTTATGAAGGTTACTATGAAAACTTTAAAACAATTTAGACAAAAAGTAACGGTTGCCTTTGGAGTTAAATGTTTGTTTTGTGGAAGCGAGGCACAACCTAAAATTGTCAAAGATGACATAGTTTGCCCAAAATGTGATAAAGTGCATAATCATCTTAGCGAGCCCTTCAAAATAATGTTGAAGGATAAATTAAAAACAACAAATAGAGATGTATAAATGTTAAATAAAATAGCAGAGTCATGTCATTTTTTATTGAATAATTATCCGGATGCATATGCAAGTAAATCATATCTTGATTTACGTCTAAGTTTAGATAGCCAAAATAAATGGGAGTTCGGATATTTTCCTAATAAACAAAATATTTCAGCACTAACTAGTTTAGTTGGAGAAGATGATTTATCAAAATTAGAATTGCTATCATCAAATAATATTGAAGATATAGCGGGGCCAAGACGTAAAATATATAATTACTTTGAAGACCATCCTTTGATTATGCCTCAACGTGATGCTTATGGTAAAGTTATAGCCTTAATAGGTAGAACTGTATCTAACAATCCGTTCAAATATAAAAACACTAAGTTTAAAAAAGGAAATCATTTATTTGGGTTATATGAAAATAAAAAGTCTATATTAGAGCAAGGGTGTGTTTATCTTGTAGAAGGTCAGTTTGATGTCATTAAGGCTGTAGAAATAGGATTTACAAATATCGTTGCTATGGGCAGTAATAATCTTTCAATCTATCAATTATCTCTCATTAGCAGGTATTGCAATAACATATTTTTGCTATTGGATAATGACGAAGCTGGCCAAAAAGGGAGGGCGCGAATTGTAAGTAAGTTTGGCCAGTTAGCGAATATTCGTAATTTTTATGTGCCAGACCCTTATAAAGATATTGATGAGTATATCACTAGTGAGAAAATTAGTGATTATGCGGAGTTGTCGTTTGTAGTAAAGGATTAAATCGTACGGATAGATATCAAAATAAATAACAATGTTAAAAGCCATGATATATAATGTGTAAGGAAATATGCATTATTTATATAAAATAACTAACACAGAAAATAAAAAAGTTTATATTGGACAAACAAATAATCCGCCCTTGAGATGGTCTCAGCATAAATCGAATGCTAAATATGAAAGAGGACAACAAGTCATTACGAGAGCTATATCCAAATATGGTGCAGATGTTTTTGAGTTTGATGTTATAGCCACTTGTCTAACACAAGATGATGTTGATATTGTTGAAGATCAGTTAATTAGTCAATATGATAGTCGTAATAAAGAGATAGGTTATAATATAGATAGAGGAGGAAATGTTACTCCACGAACACCAGAGATTGTTGGCAAAATATCTGCCGCTCTTCAAAAGCATTATGAGACACATGATAACTGGAATAAAGGTGGAACTCTTACAGATGAATGGAAGGCTAAAATTTCTAAAGCGTTGACTGGAAAGGTTGGAACTAATACTGGAAAAACTTTTGATGATGAGTGGAAACTTAAAATGTCAAAATCTTCTACTGGAAAAGAACACAAATCAAGAAGGCGATTTGCAGAAGATATTGAAAAAGAAATATGTAGATTATATGTGGAGGAAGAAAAGTCTATGTATGCTTTGGGTAAGCAATTTGAATGCCTAAGAACTACAATAGCAGATATTTTGCGTAGGCAAAATATAGAAACAAGAAAATCAAATTATACTGGACATACGAATGGAAGAAATATATTTTCATTAGAACAGGAAAAGGAGATTTGCAAAATATATCAAGCCGGTAATATTTCTAGGCGAGGCCTTGCAAAACAATTTAATTGTGGGAAAACGACAATTAGGGATATTTTGTTGAGACACAACATAAAACTTTAATGAGGTTTAATATGGCAGATAGAATTGATAAACGAAAGAACAGGTCTGATTCGTATCAATGGATTTTATTAGAAACAGCATATTCCACGGATATGATGGAAGGCTTTTGTAATGATGATAGCATTTCGGCAAGACTTAATCCATTTGAATATAATGAAAATTTAATGGAATTAGAAGATCAATTAAAGAAAGAGTTTTGGAGAGTGGTTGATACATTGCTTACGGAGAGACGGAGAGATGTTGTTAGGTTGTATGCTGAGGGGAAGACGCAAATGGAGATTGCTAAGTTGTTAAATGTAAACCAAAGCTCGGCATATGGGGGAGCCCTTAAAAGCTCCCCCATATGTCTTTAAGTAGATTACTAAAAGCCTTAATGGCAACGTCGATTACAAGCATGGTAAAAGAATTTACGGCGGAACCCGTAAAAAGATCAAGAAAATCATCGAAAGTGATGATAAGATTAAAAATATTCTTCAGAGGATAGCTGAAGTAAGAGACGAAAAATGGTAAATTCTTTTACCATGCCGGTAATCTATATTACCATTTTTAATCTTGACAACATTATGTAACTATGGAAGAAAATAAAAGATACTGTCTAATTTATGCGTTAGCAAATAAAGATAATGGCAAAATATATATTGGTCAAACGTGGCAAACATTTAAACAACGAATGGGGTCCAATGGCATTGGATATTATGGATGTTGGCATATTTATAATGCTTTGCAACTGTACGGGCTAGATAGGTTTGTTTATTCAGTTTTAGAAAAAGTAGAAACACAAGAAGAAGCTGATGATTTTGAAATGCATTATATATTTGAGTTTAATACACTAGATCCTGAGTTTGGTTATAACATTAAAATTGGCGGCGGATTTGGTTTACATACACAAGAGTGGAAAGATGCCAATTCTATCTTTATGATTGACCGTCATAAAAGAGACGGTCATCCAATGCAAGGAAAACATCATACCGAAGAGGCAAAGGCTAAAATTAGTGCCGCCCAAGTTGGAAAAATTATATCTCAAGAAACAATTGAAAAAAGACGTAAGACACGAACCAAAACAGATTTAGATGAGGTAGTAGTTAAAGCGTATCAAGACAATATAACTATTAAAGAAATTTGTAGTATGTTTGATATTGCAACGAGTCGTGTTTATCGTATATTACATCGTAAAGAAATTCCACTCGCTAACAACTTTACTCGTTGGACTGGTAAAACTCACACCGAAGAAACTAAAACTCAAATGTCCAACTCTGCAAAAGAATTATGGAGCGATCGTAAAAATAAATGATTTATAGATTTAGAGATGAAACTGATAAAAAATTTGCAGAGCGCATTGCGATTATCCATGATAAATGGAAGAAGGCTGAAGATCTATGTAAAATGTTAGATATTCCGTTTTACGCATATACTATACCAGACCCAGAAGAAGGTAAAATTAAAGTAACCGATCTATACGATATTCTTATGGATGAAGAAAAACTTAAAGTGTTAGTTTCCAAATTAAAATTGAAAGCGTTCTGGTAATGAATATAATGGGAGTGGCTAGAATGCTAAACGAAACTGACAAACAATACGCCGAGCGTATTTTATCACATAATGACAAATATAAAAAAGCTCTTGATCTTTGTAAGATGTTAGACATCCCTCATTCATTAAATAATATCTATATAGTAGATCTTTACGACATTCTTATGGACGAAGAAAAACTGCGAGTTTTAGTCTCCAAACTCAGAAATAAAGCCTTCTGGTAATAAGGGTGGTAATAATCTAGAATATATACGATAGGTTCGCTTATCAATAATATAGAGGATATGCTAATAACTATCTATATAAGGTAGGTGTATTCTGTTAATGGGAGACAAATGGCAAAGTTTAATCTAGATTATTCAGGTTTGGCTAACACGATTACTAAAAAAGCGTATCGTCTTTCTGACGTAAAAGATCAGTTAGAAACGGTGGCTTTCGATGTGGTACGCTTTAAAACCAATGATAAGGGCGCTGAATTATGGCAAGTTAATCACGCCGAAGATGGTGATTATATAGTTGCTCTTTATGAAGACGAAGATGAATTAGAAAAGACTGCTGCCCCATGGAACGTATTAGTTACTAAAAATGGCAGTGATTTACAAGTATCTTATAAAGGAGACCCTCTTGTAAGACTCTCCGCTTCAAAATTAGGCATTCCAAGTACGGAGTTACATAAGGCTGAAAAATACTTACCTGAAAAATTAGCCACCAATAAGAAATTAGTCAAAGCTCTTTTGAGTGAGTTAAATGAAACGGCCAGACAAGAAGTATCTAAAAGGTACCCAGAACTTGTTTAACAGAATAGGCATTTAATATGAGCGTTAATAAAATACAACAACTTGTAGGTTCTCTCGCTAAAGCAGTAGAGAATAATGAAAGATTAGCTACTCCGCTTTTGGCAGTTAAATTAGCAAAGTGCGCCGCAGCTTATCCTCAAGATAAGACGCTCGGCAGTATGTCTAGAATAATTAGTGATATGAATCGTAACAATAATTTATTCATTAGCAGGGCCGATTTTAAATCTCTTTCACATAAACTTTATTCTAATAATACTAAGTTTGCAGAGTTTTTTCAAGAAGAGCTTGGTGAAGCTCCGGCAGAACCAACAGTTATTACATATCAACGTGATGAGTCTTTACAAAATAATCCTTATGAAGTAGGCGATCAAGTTTTAGCTAATGCATTAGAAAGTGTTTTCGACAAACATTCTCCATTAAAAATGTATTCTCAACCGCTTGCCAATAAAGCTTTAAAGTCAGTTGGATCAACATTGGATGTTTGGAATCTCAGACCAACTCAATTAACAGTTCGTGATGGTAATGACAAGTTTATCGTTATACAAGCAGATTATGATACTCCAAAAGGTGTAACTAGTTTTTATGTTCCAGTAGAAATAGCAAAAAGCAATGTTATTGATCCCGAAGTTTTTATGGGTAATTCTGGCCCAGAAGATCTTAATCATGTTACAATAAAAGCTTATCTTACACAACAAGCTGGTACGAAAACTAAAATCGGAGCTACTGATATTTTAAGTGCTCTTACTGCTGCATCCATCGACCATCGTGAAGTTAGCGCAGCTGAATTAGCCGTTACACGTCTCAATGCAACGCGTCAAGGCAAGTCAGAATTTTTTCAAGGTCAGATTGTTGGTCAAAAAATGGCAGAAGCGTCTAAAAAGGATGTGGAGCTTCCAAAATCTAATGAATTCGAATCTTTTGAAAAGAAATTTTCTTCTGCACTTGGCATCGCTGAATTCCATTTAGGTGCTAAAATAGTTAATGCTGCGCGTGAACATGTTGCTCGTGAAATTTGTGGTTTTGGTTTTAAGAATCCACAAGTTGTAGTGCAGGGTTTTGATAAACATGCTAAGACAGACAATTCTACAATTTATCTTAATGTTTCTTTGAATGATGGTCGTCTTGCGTTTTCCGTTCCAGTAAGAGTAGCTAATGGCAAAATTGTTCAACCAGCTATATTACTTTGTAATGGTGGCGTTGATTCTTTTAGCCAAGGGGCATTGGAAAGATTGATTGAAAATAATACTACCGATTTTAAAGCCGCTGCCGTCGCTTCTTCTCAATATGGTTTAAAGCCAAGTGAAGTTATAACTAATTTACGTCAAGCGCTTGTAGATGGCAATCATGCCAAGGCAGAAGACGCCTTGAATGTTTTAACTAATTGTGGCGATAAAAAAGCTTATGATACTGGGTTTCAACTTTATATGACTAGCTTAGCTGGCGTAAAAACTGCCCAAACTAAATGTTCCAAAATGATTAAAAGTGCTGTTAGTGAGTATCCAGTATGTTCGCATACCGGATTATCAATTAACAAAGTATATCAAGATAAAGATGGAAATTGCAGACCATTATTTCGTAAGGGTATGGATGAGACTTATGAAGGAGCATCTTTTATTAATGCCAAGATTTTTGGTTGATCTATGAAAATAGATAAACTAAGTCAGTCATTTGAACAGAAATATGAATTAGTTTCACAAGCCGTTGATCCTAAAATGGCAGATGTTGAAGCTAATATTAGAAATAGTCTAGATATTTTATGGGAAATTCCAAATAGATTATTTAATATATTGAGAGCTTGTGCAGATGCCAATGCCAGTAAGCCTACTAATGCGAATGAAGCACAGGCTGTTGAAGGACATCAGTTTTGTAAAAAAATTGTATCTATTATTGATTATTTAAAAGCTAATAAAAGTGCTGTGTCTTTATCAGACATTAGAAAAGCTTTAACATTATTAGTTAAAGAAATAAAAGAAAATCAAAAACAAGTAGATGAAAAATTGCAATTCCCACATGTTTCTGAATTAATTTTTCAATTGTTATCAAGTTCTAGCAAACATGATCGTAAATTACGAGATCAGCAATATGCTAAGGCTAGGAAAGGCTTGTCTAGAATTACAAGTATTGCATTAACTATTTTAAATGCTATGAATAAATTAGGCGGTAGTACCGAAGAATTTGGGCGCTTTGAACCTCAAGGCGCTAAATTATCGGATTCTGAAATTATGTCATTCATTAGACAACATGGAGACGATTATAATATTCCAGATTTAGAGACGTGGAGCTTTGTAGTTGACTCAGATCCAAGCCTAGAATTGCCTTTGACTAGATTGGTTCATGCATTGTCAAGAGGTAAAATTCCAAGTGGTATCGATCAAATTAGGTCAATAATTCAGAATATACTTGATAGACGTCAAGAAGCCACTCAAACCAATGCTCCATTATTCGAAGAAGAGGGCGAAGCTTGGGACAAGAAAATGGCATTTAAATATGACGGAAATTTTAGGAGAATATAATGAGAACCGCTGAACTATTAAATGCTATGGCAGCTTGGTTAGCAAGTCCAAATAATGAAGCAATGTTGCTTGCCGAAGCTGATGAAAAGTGCATGCAAGTAGTGGCAGAGTCCTGCGTCTTAGCAGCTGAACTGCTCAAGAGAGCAGCAAACGAAGTAGATAGTATTGAGCCGCCTTCTGAGTCATTAATTACTTCAGAATCGATTGAAGAGACTGCTGCTTTGGCTGCAGCTCTTGATGCTTCTAATGATCCGCAACTTAAGAAAATGGCTTCTGTATTAGACGAATTGCTTTTATCTATTGCAGCTCCACC